ATTGACGATCCCCGTTATAGCGCAGCTACATTCCCGCTAGATTTTTTTGAAAGAAGAAGTGATGCTTTTGATTTTGGAAGAGAATTCGATGCAACGGATAGCGTCTTTAAAACACGTGGTCTAGGAGAAGATAATCTTAGGCTAGAACAAGAAAGACAAGCACAAAGACGAGAAGAAGCGCGTGATAGACAAGAAGCTGCGCGTGAAGAAGCTAGACAAAGAGCCGCTGCTGCTGCCGCTGCCGAAAAGGAAGCTGCTAGAAAAGCGTCTGAACAAGCGTTTATTAGCAAATTTACAAATCGTAAAACACCGAAAAATGCTGAAGCTGTTCAAATGCCAGATGGAACTGTGGCGTTTATGACTAAAGGTGAACAAAGAGTAGCTTTAGAACAAGGGCGTAATATTGCAGGTGGTAGCACAGGCAGAAAGGCTAAATTCTTAGGATACAGAAGTAATCGTGGGTCAAGAGGCATAGGATATAGAGGTAGTGGATACTCGATGGGTCGAGGGGGTACTGGTGGAGCAACTCCTCCGTAATATAACAAAAAGGAAATATGATGGCACTTATTCAACCTAACATTCCTGAAATGGAAGCACCACCTTTAGAAGCTGGTGTAGTAAACGAACCTATGGGCGATCTACCCGCAAATGGTGGTGTAGAGTCCGTAGAGGATGACATTCCTACAACAGCAAAAGAGGGAGATTTTATTCTTCCATATGAGTCTGTTCTTTTCGTAGGTCTTAATAATATCAATATCGAAGTTAAGAAAGCGATGAAACAAGCACAGCAAGAGGGTGTGCAGATTGAAGGTGCTGATCCTGACGCAGACATTCCCATCAAGATTTCTAACTTTGAATATCGTATTCCAAAAGAACTTGTAGAGTATATTGGTATACAGCGACTTGAAACCTATCGTGAAAAAGGTTTAGAGCTTCGTGCACAATTAGAAAAGAACAGAGGTGACAAAGGAAAATCTTTTGTACCACCTCAAGAGCCACAACAGATGGCACAAGCAGCTATGCCTCCCATGCAAATTCCACAAGAACAGGCTATGCCGCCTATGATGCAAACAGGAGGTATGGTACAAAAGCCTAGCGGTGAAACGTTGCACTCACCTACACAAGGCAGTCCGCTACAAAGCCCATCTCCAATGCAGCAAAAGAAAGAAGAAGAGAAAGAGCTTCTTGATATGCAAGATGGTGGACTCGTAAAAAAAAAGAACTGAATGAAGGTGGATTCTTAAAAGGAACTTACGGAGAAAGTAAAAGACCTAAAAATATACGTGAAAGTAAAGATGTTGACGTAAGAGTAACTCCTAAATCTAGGTCTGGTAATTTATCTTTTAAACTTAATGTTGATGACAAATATGTACGTTCTGTTTCAGGACAAGCGGGAGGAGGTAAAAGCAAAACAGAGGTAGATGTAGCTTTTAAAAAAGACCCTGTATTTCAACGAACAATTCAATACATTCATGGAAATGCTGCTGTTCAATTAGGTTTAAATCCTAAGAAAATGCCTCTTAATATGTCTAATGTAAGAGGCGCTTATGAGAAATATAAACAAGTTCTAAAAGATACGAAAGGCATTGAAGATAGACAATCTGGCACAGGTTACGGAGTGGGCGCTACATTTAAATTAAATGAAAATGGTTCTTTAGATATAGATTTTAATAAAACTCCTCAAAGAGAAAAAAGAATTTTTGGAAAGTTAAGGTATAAATTTTAATGGGACAAAACTGGGAATATTTTACTCACGACGAATTAAAGTGCAAATGTGGTTGCGAAGACGCGCCCATGAAAGACGATTTTATGAATATGCTTATTGCAATTCGAGAAGAGTTTGATCGTCCTATGATTATTACATCTGCCTTTCGATGTGCAGCACACAACAATAAAATCGGTGGAGCAAAGGACTCTCCACACTTACACGGCAAAGCTGTAGACGTTGGTGTAAACTATGAAGATGCCTACGATCTTTTAGGCATAGCTTTACAACACGGTATGACAGGTATTGGCGTAAAACAAAAAGGTTTAGCGTCTGGACGTTTTATACACCTTGACAACATGGTGACTGCAAAAGGGCGTCCACGACCAACAGTTTGGAGCTACTAAACGCTTCATTACCGGAGCGGCTACCCGATACAAATCGGCCCCGCTATTTAACTACTCCTCCGCACGGCTACCCGAATATATAACATTCGGCCCCGCGAGAGAAAGGAGATACAAACATGACTGACAACGAAAACATTACAGAAGAAGAGGCACTTGAGCCTACCCCATACGAAAATGCGTATAGGCGAACCTTGAATGAACCTGACGAAGAAACTTTGGACCCTGTTGTAGAAGAAGCAACAGCTACTCCTCAACTTACAGAAGGTATCGTTCAAAAAGAAGATCACGATTACAAGAAACGGTATGATGATCTAAAGAAGCACTATGATACGAAACTTAACGAGTGGAAACAAAATCAAGAAATTCTTGAAGCCAAACTCAAGATGTCTGACGCTCCGAAAGTAGATCAGCTTCCTAAGACAGCGGAAGAACTTGAAAACTTCCGTACTCAATACCCTGATGTGTATGATGTGGTCGAAACTATTTCTTCGCTAAAAGCTAATGACCGAGTTTCACAAGTCGAAGAACATCTGGAAGTACTGCGCCAAAAAGAAGAAGAGGCAGAACGAGTTACTGCTGAAAAACAACTTACTGCGTTGCATCCAGACTTTGCAGAACTCAAAGAAAGTGACGACTTTCTACAGTGGCTAGAAGAACAACCATCAAGCATTTCTGATGGCGTCTATCGCAACAATACGGATGTTCGTTGGGCCGCAAGAGTAATTGATCTGTATAAAGCAGATGTTGGTCAGACCACTACTAAGTCGAGGCGATCTGGTTCTAAAGAGAATCAACGTGCAGAAGCGGCGCAAGCTGTAACACGCACAGCATCAAATCGAGGCTTAGAGTCTCTAGGACCAGACAAAAAAGTCTGGACAGTAGAGGAAATCTCCCGGCTTAAACCGTGGGAATTTGAGAAATACGAGAAAGACATTGACGCTGCTTCCCGTGAGGGACGTATCGTTGATTCAATTTAACTTTTAACCATAGTAAGGAGAAACCGAAATGGCTTTTACTCGCGCTGGTGGGTATCAGAATCTACCGTCAGGTAATTTTGTACCCACTATTTTCAGCCAAAAAGTTCTCAAGTTTTTCCGTCGTGCGTCGGTTGCTGAAGCGATTACCAACACCGACTACGCTGGAGAAATTGAAAACTTTGGCGATACTGTGAACATTATCAAAGAACCTGCAATTACGGTTCGCGATTATGCTCGCGGTACGACTGTTAACACGGAAGACCTGTCTGACGATCAAATTCAGTTGACCGTCGATCAGGGCAACTACTTTGCTTTCAAAGTTGACGACATCGAAGAGCGTCACAGCCACCTTAACTTTGAGGCTCTGGCTACTTCGTCTGGTGCGTACAGCTTGAAGAAAGCTTTCGACTACAACGTTCTCAAGAACATTTACGACAACGCCGCTGCTTCGTCCGGTACGCTGAATACGCAAGGTACTTCAGCTAACACGGGTGATGAGGTCGCTGATCTCGTTGCACAAGCTGCTCGTAATCTTGACGAGAACGACGTTCCAGAAGAAAACCGCTGGCTTGTTGCACCGCCGCAGTTCTACGAAGTACTGCGTGGCGCATCGTCCAAGATTATGGATGCGTCGGTGACGGGTGGCGGTTCTCCGCTTCTGAACGGCAAAGTTACGGACAGGCCGCTTCACGGTTTTGATCTGTATCAAACTAACGCGATTGCAGTTGGCTCCACGGGTTCGGCAGCTTCGCACACTTTTGGCTCATCTTCTTCAAGTGGTCAGACGCTTATTCTGTACGGGCATAAGAGCGCGGTCGTTACGGCTTCGCACATTGCCAAGACGGAAGTGATTCGCGATCCTGATAGCTTCGCTGACGTTGTTCGTGGCCTTCACGTTTTCGGACGTAAGGTTCTCAAGGGCAGCGGCACGGGCTTTAAGGGCGCGTTCAAGGGTCTGATGGACTTGGATAGTTAAAGGGAGGACTAGAACATGGCTACTTATACCATTACGGGTGGCGGCAATACTGGTGTCTCCGCTAACGCTGTAGACGTTAAATTGCTTAGTGTAGTTGTAGATTTCAGTTCTACGACTAACGCGGCAAATGATGTCTTTGAATGTATCGAACTTGCTGCGAATACGTATGTCGTTACTGCCGGAATCGAGGTAATGACTGCTGACTCAGCAGGAAACAGCGGTACTGTTTCTTTGGGTGACGGCGATGATGTGGACCGTTATATTTCGGCTCAGACTATTGCCAATACTAACCTTGTTCCGATTCGCGCTCAAGCTGGTGCGGGTTCGCAAGGCACTACGTCGATTGGCTACGGTAACTATACCGCTGCTGACACGATTGACGTTGTGGTTGCAACGGGAGCAATTAACGCTGTTATTCGCGTTTGGGCAATCGTTGCTGACTATGACGGGCTTGGTGGAAACGAAGCTCAGAAAGTCACCTTCGCTTAATATATGTTTAGTGAGAGAGAGGGCTTTTCTTCTCTCTCACTTTACATACTTTCAACATAGGGAAAATAATGGCTACTTTTTTACAGTTAACAAATAGAATACTAAACGAGCTAAACGAGCCTGAACTTACTTCAAGCAACTTTTCTAGTTCGCGAGGTATTCAAACTGTTGCAAAGAATATGGTAAATAAAAGTATTCACGATATTTACAATTCTGAAGTACAGTGGCCTTTCCTTCATAGCGATCAAACAGACGCACTTACAGCAGGAACACAAGAGTATGGGTTTCAGTCTGATGCTCGACAAGCCAACATGAATACTTTTGTATTAATACCGTCTAATTTAATTACAAACGGTACTTTTACATCAAACATCACTAGCTGGAGTACTACTTCAGGAAGTCCTGCTAACGCTTCTGAACGTCTACGTCTTAATAGTGCAGGGGCTGAACAGTCTATTAGCACCATTGTAAATAAGGAGTACGTTCTTAGGTGCCGTACGTTTGGTGGAGATATTACACTAAACATTGGTACAGGGTCTGGAGGCACTCAGATATCCACACAGACACTATCTATTTCAAACTTAGGAGATGGTGAGTTTCATACAGTTACTTTTACAGCTACTACTACTTCTACATTTATAGGTTTTTCTAACTCTGCTTCTGCAAACTACGACGTAGATAGTGTAGAGGTATCTGAAAATATATCTCCTCGCAAGCTTGTATTTCTTTCTTACAACGAGTGGTTAGACAAGTTTTCTGATCGTGATCTCAATCCTACAGACACAGATCAGTTTGGCATACCATACTATGTATACGAAACATTTGATGACAAGTACGGACTTACACCTATACCTGACAGAAGTACTTTAAGTGTACGTTATGAATATTATAAAACACACACTGATCTTTCATCGCATGGTGACAGTCCTGACTTACCATCACGTTATGATGATGTAGTTGTAAATCGTGGTAAATATTATTGCCACATATTGCGAGCTAATATACCCGCTGCACAGCTATCTGAAAAGGATTACAAAGAAGGACTAGCTCGTATGCGTATCGAACTAATTAACACAAAAGATTATATCTATCCAGCAGGAATGAGGTTGTATAACACGACGCCATGACACAACAGATAACATCAAGTATCGTTACAACTTCAGGCGGTCTTATGCTAGATCAAGATGTTTATTCTATGCCGCCCGGAGCCGCTACAAAATTACAAAACTTTGAACCATCTGTGCTTGGAGGATACCGCCGTCTTAGCGGAACTACAAAATATTCTTCTAGTCAACCAAACGGCACAAATGTAATTCAAGGTGTATTTATATATCAAGATAGAGTATATGCTGTGTCTGGCGGGACTATTGTATACGGTTCAGGAGATGCTTGGACAAGTATAGCAACTGGTCTTACCTCTAACGCTAGAGTATCTTTTGAGCGTTTTAATTATGAAAACTCAGAAAAAGTAATTTTAGTAAACGGTTCTGACCAACCAAGAGTAATTAACGATACCTCTGTATCTACAATATCTGAAAGCTCCGTAAATGGATCGAAGTTTGTAGCATCGTTTCGAGAACATATGTTTTATGCTGGCGTGTCAGGAACACCGCAAGAGATGGTGTTCTCTGCACCGTTTAACGAAGACGACTTTAATTCAGGAAATGGTGCAGGATCAATCAAAGTTGACGATACGATTACAGGACTAAAAGTTTTCCGCGATAGCTTGTTTATCTTTTGCCAAGACCGTATATTTAAACTAACAGGTAATTCAAGCTCTTCATTTGTTATCGCTCCAGTGTCTCGTACACTTGGTTGTCTTGATAACTTTAGCATACAAGAGATAGGAGGTGATCTAGTCTTCTTGGGGCCAGACGGTATTCGTACGGTTCAGGGTACGGCGCGTATTGGTGATACAGAACTTGGTGTTGTATCAAAAGCTATTCAACGTAGGTTTCAAGATATATCTCTTGATCGTATTAGCTCTGTTGTTATTCGAGACAAAAGTCAATACAGAATTTTTAGACCTACAACGGGTGCTACAGAAGTAGCTTCTGAAGGTATTATAGGTGTAATTAAAGCAAATCCACAAGGTCAGATAGGTTGGGAATGGTCAGAAATAAAAGGCATCAAACCTTCTTGTGCTGACTCACAATTTATAAATGATGATGAACTTGTTGTGCATGGAGGATTTGACGGTTTTGTGTACAAGCAAGAATCTGGAAATACTTTTGCTGGTACAAATATACAAGCAAGTTATCGTTCACCTGATCTAACATTAGGCGATGCTGGTATTCGTAAAAACATGCAACGTATAAATGTAAACTATGATGCAGAAGGTGCAGTGTCTTTAGCTCTGGGTGTTAAGTTTGACTTTGAAGACCCTGCTACTCCACAACCAGCAGACTACACACTAAGCACTCAAAGCACACAAGCTATTTATGGTTCTGCTGTGTATGGCACAGGTGTTTATGGTTCTGAAGGTTTTCCTATCATACGTCAATCTATAGAAGGCAGCGGTTTTACTGCTGTTGTGAAAATAGATGACGCTTCAAGCAATCCTCCAATCACACTTAAAGGTTTTCAACTAGAGTTCACACCGGGAACAAGGATGTAATAAAAATGGGTACAGCGTATTCAGCAAGGCAAAGTTCTTACAGTGATGGTGATACCATCGACGCTTCAGATTCTAATAATGAATTTGATGCTATTCTAAGTGCTTTTGGTACAAGCGGTCACACACATGATGGGACTGCTGGTGAAGGCGGCAACGTTACTGCTCTTCGCGGACACGCCTTAACATTTGGTTTAGGCACAGCAGGAACTGATATTGTACTAACGTTTGACGGTGAGACAAGTGATGGTGTGCTTTCTTGGATGGAAGATGAGGATCACTTTAAGTTTGATGATGATGTTAAAATTATTGATGATAAAAAAATAATCTTAGGAACAAACGACGACATCACTGTTAAATACGATGAAACTACAAATAACTCTCTAGAGATTGCAGCAAACGTAGAAGGCGCTGCTTTGGGCGTAGTTTTAAAAGCAGATCAGGGTGATGACGCTGGTGATGAATGGAAACTTAATATTGCTGATGGTGGTACACTTACGTTTGGTAATGATATAAACAGCGCAGGTACATATGTAACGCACATGACGCTAACACCTAACGCTACCGTAGCTAACTCTACAGCAACGTTTGCAGGAAACCTTACGGCAGCTAATCTTGTAACTGCTGGTAGTTTATCTATCGGTGGCACTGCAATTACTTCTACAGGTGCAGAACTAAATAAACTTGACGGTGTTACATCAACCACTGCTGAACTTAGTATTGTGGATGGAGATACTAGCGCAACCGCTACAACAGTCGCGGATGCTGACCGTGTTGTATTTAACGATGCTGGCACCATGAAGCAAGTTGCTGTTACAGACTTAGCAGCATACTTTGACGATGAAATTACAGCGATGCCTAACCTGACATCTGTAGGCACTCTGACAACTCTTACTGTAGACAACGTTATTGTTAATGGAAGTACAATCGGCCATACAAGTGATACAGACCTGATGACTGTAGCCGATGGTGTTCTTACAGTCGCTGGTGAGGTCTCTATGACCACACTAGACATTGGAGGTACAAACGTAACCTCTACTGCTGCTGAGATTAATCTTCTTGACGGTGGAACGTCTGTAGGTGGTTCAATTACAATTGCAGACTCTGACGGGTTTATTGTAAACGACGGTGGAACTATGAAGACAATTCCAGCGTCTGACATTAAAACGTACACGGCTGGCACAACTGCTGCTGATGATATTGCTGCTGGTGATGCTGCAATTAATCTTACGACTACTTCTGGCAATATTACCATTGACGCTCAAGGTAACGATACAGATATTATATTAAAAGGCACAGATGGTAGTTCTGACACAACGTTTTTAACAATTGATGGTAGTGACGCTGGTACAGCTTCATTTAATCACGATGTAAAACTAGCCTCTGATGCTGCTGTTTTAGGATTTGGCTCAGACAATGATGTAACTCTTACACATGTGCATGACACGGGTCTTCTTCTTAATAGCACGATGGCTCTTCAATTTAATGACGCTTCACAGTTTATTAACGCTCCAAGTGCTACTGTTCTAGATATCAATGCTACTGACGAAGTAGAGGTCAACGCTACTTTGATGGACGTAAACGCAAACCTAGATGTTTCGGGTACGTACACTGGTGGCGGCACAATGACCACTGGTGGTAATATTGTAATACCGAATGCTGGTACGATTGGCAGTGCGTCTGACACTGATGCTGTATCAATTACATCAGCAGGTAACATTGGTATTAATACAACATCTCCTGCAAAGAAACTTTCAGTTAACGGACCTGCACTAGCAACAATTAGTGCGCTTACAGACGGTTCAACAATTACACCTGACTTTGATACTGCACAAAACTTTTCTGTAACTTTAGGTGGAAATCGTACACTTGCAAACCCAAATAATATTGACGCTGGACAAACTGGCTCTATATTTGTTACACAGGACGGAACAGGTAGTCGTACGCTTGCTTTTGGTAATAAGTTTGCGTTTGCTGGTGGAACTGCACCTACATTAACGACCACAGCCTCTGCTGTAGATCGTATTGACTACATTGTTATGAGTTCTTCAATTATACACGCTGTTGTATCACTTGACGTAAAGGTGCCTTCGTAGAATGGTATTTCAAAATAATTTGCTGGCTGGAGCTTCTGGAGTTACTAGCGCACAAGCATCGTTTAACACAACTCTGATTGAAAAATCAGTTTGGATGGATGGTAATGCTGATGGCTTTACAAGATCAGCAAGTGACTTTGATAATGAAGACGGTAAAGAATTTACATTAGGTACGTGGTTTCAGCTTACAGAATTTGGTGTCAGTGGTGCGTTGTTTGGCGCAGGAACGAGCGGCGGTTACACGGCTTTAAGACATGATGATGACAACAAGATTTATTTTCAAACACAAGTTGGCAATGCAATTTTAAGCACACCCAATGTTTATAGAGATATTGGTTGGTATCATCTCCTTCTGAGTGTTGATACTACGCAGGCTAGATCAGGCAACAGGGTACGACTATTTATCAATGGTGAAGAGGTAATACTTTCTGGAACACAACCCGCACAAAATCGCGTTTACCAGTTTAATACAAACCAAATTCATGAGGTTGGCGACAGTTTTGAAAACGGAGCTTTTGAAGGATATCTTGCACAAAGTTTTATGATTGGTAGCAAGTCAATTCAACAGGGTGACTTTGCTATAACAGATTTTTTAGATACGTTTACACTTGGCACAAATGGTTCTCAGTTTATACCTAAAAAACACAGTGAAATAAAGACGCTCGTAGATGCAGGTAGTGACAATTCTTTTCTTTTAGATTACGACCCCGCTGATCCAACTGCATCTAATGCGCTGGGGTTAGATACTAGCACATACGGTAATAATTTTACATCGACCAGTATGGGTAGTGCTAATCAGTCAAGCAATACACCTAGTTTAACTCATCCATTGCTTAACCCACTAACCGCTGCATTTTCAACACCTCTTTCTGAGGGAAACACAAGGGCATTTGGATCGTCTGGAAATGGAGATGATATTAACCCCGGCATTATTATTCCTAAAACTGGTAAATGGGTGTGGCAGATTACTAATACCACAAACGCATCTTT